TTCACCAACTTTGTGGACGCGGTGCCGCTGGAAGACAACGACCGTCGTTGGTGGGTGATCTTTTCACCCTTCAGTGATTTGAGCGACCTGGCTGGCGCATTGAGCCTGACAACCGAAGGGTTAGCCGGTCACTACGACATGATGTTTGACAGCATGCAGGACACCCGACGCGGTGAGTGGCGCAAGTTCTTTGTTGAGTACCCGGTGAGCGCCAATTTCAAGCCAAACTCAAAAGCCCCTCACACCAGCGAGAAAGCTGAAATGCAAGCGGGCGGGGAAGACGCTCATGAGGCCGTGGCGCGTCAATGCATCGAAACCGGGGCCGTGGGTGTCGGTAAGTTTGTTTTAAGCTCCAGCGCGCTAGCAGCGGCTATGAGGACCATCTGCGTACAGGACGGGATGGACATTCCGAAAACTACGGCGGTTAGCCACATGTTGACGCGTTTGGGGTTCTCGCCTAAGGGGGTGATCAAGTGGGACGGGAAAGCGCACCGGGTGTGGTGGAAGCGTGGGACGGTGGCGAGTGATAGCAACGACACGCTGAGATCGATGTTGGAGTTAACGAAAATTCAACATCTTGCGGAACTGGTTAATAACTGATCAGGTTACAAGGGTTACAAGATAGGTCACAAGCTAGAGGCCACTTGTAACCCACCAACCCCTTGGTTTTATTGGGTTTCTATCTCTTAAGGTTACAAGTTACAAGTAGAATAGAAAAGTAGCTACACAGGAAGAGCTATAGATAGGTGGCCACCATGAGTGTTATGCATGTGTCTCGTATTTATGTGTATTTAGATTTTTTCCACTTGTAACCTGTAACCTTTTGGCTGGAGGCCACGGAATACAAGGGCTGTAGCGGTTACGAGCTTGTAACCCCACCTTGTAACCTTTTCACATTTGAGAGCTGAGATTATGAAAAAGCGTGGAAAACGGCGAATTTCGAAGCAGGAAAGTGAATTCGCGAAGAAATACGTTGAATCTGGTAAGCCAATGGAAGCTTACAAATTTGCGTACAGCGTTGAGGGACTGACGAATTCTGAAATTTCGCGCAGAGCAGCAACGTTGAAAATGCGTTCTCAAGTCAAAGAGCTGATTTCAGACCTTCAAAAAAAGGTGAGCAAGGATGCTGAATTTGGAATTAAGCAGATTCTTGAAATTTGGCAGGACATCGCGACCGCTGATCCTAACGAGTTGATGAGCAACTTGAGGCGCTGTTGCCGACATTGCTATGGACGTGGTCACCTCTATCAGTGGAAGGACAAAGCAGAATTCGCGTACGTGTTAGGCCAGGCACTCAAGAGCAAGCCAGGTAAAGGCGAACCGCGCCAGGCCATCCCGAGCGATGAGGGCGGCTACGGCTTCAACTTCACGTTCCGCCCTCATCCTGAGTGCACCGAGTGCAAAGGTGAGGGGCACCTTGATACGTTCTTTGCTGACACCCGCAAACTGAGCCGCGCAGGCCGGCGCCTGTACGCAGGGGTTAAGCAGACCGCGCAGGGTATGCAGGTTTTGACGCGCGATCAGGATGCAGCGCTTGCCAACCTGGCCAAGTTCCACGGAATGACGCCGGATAATTTGCGCGTTACTGGGGCTGACGGTGGACCGTTAATTAGTGCTAACATCCCGCTGCCGGCTGATCCGGTTGAAGCCGCGAACGTCTACGCGGAATTCATCAAAAAGAACGCAAGGGGATGACAATGCAAGTGCACCATATGAAAATTCATCAGCAGCCGTTTGACGATCTTGTTAGCGGTCGCAAAACCGGCGAAGTGCGCAACTGTGCCGACCGCGAATTTCGTGAAGGGGATGTAGTAGAGCTGTTCCTTATAGACGAAACTGGGCAAAATCCTGCTAACAAAAGCATCGTTCGCGTTATCACTCACATTCAGCGCGGCTATGGTCTACCTGATGACATCTGCGTTCTGAGCTACGCCACCCCTGTCGTCGAGCGCCAGCCGGTGGCTGAAGTTAGTGTGGATCGCGAATTGCTAGTTGTCGCAAATGTCTGCGTTATGCGAACTCATGATCTTCTTGCGGAGCAGATGAAGAGCACCGATCACAAAGAAGAGTACCGAGCGGAGATAGCGAGACTAAAAGACGCACATGAAAAAATTAAACGTGCCTTCCTGCCAACTTCATTTGTCGAGTTTCAACCGGCAGCGTATGTCCTGACCAGTGGCGGGGAAGTCTGCTACGAGTCGGACGACGGTATAGTGATCAGCAATACTGATGGCGATGAGACTGATCTACTCAAGTGGAAGGCAGTATATTTCGCCCCGCCCGAACTCGCCGAACTGCAAGCCACCATCGCCCAGCAGGCAGCCGAAATAGAGCGTCTGAAGAGTGGGTTGAAATGAACAACAACCGCAGCGGCACAAGTCAGCTATCCATGAGCGTTCCTAAATTCCGCGCTGAGCTGCACAAGGCTTATATAGCAGGTCAGGCAGCACCGCTAGCCGACGAAGCCAAGCGCCGCGAGTTCGTCAAGCAAGCTGTTATTGATTTGAATTGGAGATAGGTGTGATGAGCAACGTAAAGGCAATGCCTATAAGCGGTCAGTGCAATTCGAATTCAGACGTCTCTGAGTTCTTGCGGTTGTTGGCTGATCAGATTGAGCAGGGTTTGCGCTCTGATATTCGCACAGCCATTGTGACGTTCGAGGTTATCGGGGATCGCGAGTTAGTCATTCTGGTTGCTGGTCAAGGTGGCACCAACAACGCCAGGGCTTTGGGTCTGCTGACCTTGGCGCAACAGCAGTACATGGGGAGCCAATAAGCATGAACATCAGCGACGTCAAAGAATTCATCACTCTACCCAATGGCACGGTCAAGGCCATTTCCAAACCTTGTGAGGTTCCACCAGAGGGCTGGGTGTGCTCGCGGGATCGCGGTCATGACGGCACGTGTGCTGCGACCAGCGTGGGCAACTGTGAACTTGGTGAGCATTGCCGGTGCAAGAGCTTTGATGTTGCGTACAAAGCGGACTGCTGGAACTGGATAGGTAAGGTGAAGTTGTGAAGCGTGAGCGCCGCGAGGTACTAAAGGACATGGCCCGCCGATACGCTCAAGGTGTGATTGAAAACCTTGAGCTGGTATGGCGTTTCGAAGACGTCACTCAAGAAGAAATGCAGATCATGCAAAACGAGGTTGATGCAATCGCAAAGCGCATCGGCAAAATTCGAAAGTTTGTTGACGTTGGTGACTGATGGATTGGAAGACGCCCGACTACCGGGGTATCCTGCAAGAGCGGCTAGACAACCTGGCCGCTATTCGCAAGAAGCCTGAAATCATTCCCGCGCTGAAATTCCACTACCGCGAAAACCCTCACGACTTTATCAACGATTGGGGCGTTACTTACGACCCACGTTTGATTGAGCGCGGCTTGTCACCCATCGTGCCAATGATCCTGTTTCCCAAGCAGCTCGACTTTATTGAGTGGGTGCTTGAGCGCTGGCGGGCGGGCGAGTCCGGTGTTGCCCCAAAGTCGCGAGACATGGGGCTGTCGGTGGTCTGCCAGCAACTGGCAGCAACGCTGTGCCTTTTCCGCAGCAACATGAATATTGGGTTTGGCTCGCGTAAGGAAGACTTGGTAGACAAGGTGGGTGACCCTGACACCCTGTTCTATAAAGGGCGCATGTTCCTTGACCACCTGCCCGAAGAGTTCCGGGGCGGCTTCAACTCGGCGAACAAGGATCACAGCAGCCACCTCAAGATTTTCATTCCTGAAACCCAATCAATCATCAAGGGTGAGGCAGGCGACAACATCGGGCGAGGCGGTCGTACCGCGCTGTACTTCGACGATGAATCGGCCTTTCAGCCTCGCCCGCAACTGATTGACGCTGCACTGTCAGCAACGACCAACTGCCGGATATCGGTCAGCTCAGTCAACGGTCGCGATAACCCGTTCGCTGACAAGGTGCACAGTTGGCCAGAGCACCGTATTTTTACGTTCCACTGGCGCGACGATCCTCGTAAAGATGACGCCTGGTATAAGAAGAAGTGCGAGGACATCGACAACCCAATAATTGTGGCTCAAGAAATTGACCTGAATTTCAGCGCTTCCAAATCGGGCATCCTCATTCCAAGTGAGTGGGTGCAGGCTGCAATTGATGCGCACGTTAAACTTGGGTTTACGGCGAGCGGTGAGCGCCGGGGTGCGCTTGACGTTGCTGACGAAGGTATTGACCTTAACTGCTGGGGCTGCCGACATGGCGTGGTCATGCAGTTCGTTGAAGCCTGGTCGGGTAAAGGTTCTGATACGTTCGCCACGACGGCATACGCTTTTAAGCTTGCCGACGACAACGATATAGAGGACTGGGATTTTGACAGTGACGGTCTGGGTGTCGGTGTTCGCGGTGATGCCAGGGTTCTCAACGAGAAGCGCGGCAAGCACACACAGAAGGTCAACCCATTCCGTGGTTCGGGTGCGGTGATCGACAAGGACAAGGAGGTATTCAAGGGCGAGCAGGGTCGCAAGGGTCGCACCAACGAAGACTTCTTTGCGAACCGCAAAGCTCAAGAATGGTGGCGTCTGATGGAACGCTTCAAGATGACATACCGCGCTGTCGTTGAGGGTCTGCCGTACGATGAGGCTGAAATCATCAGCCTTGACAGCAGCAAGATTGAGAAGAAAGCGCTGACTAAGTTGACTCAGGAACTCAGTCAACCTACGTGGTCGCAAAACGGTAGTGGTAAGATCTTGATTGACAAGGCCCCGCAGGGCTCACGCTCGCCAAACTATGCGGACCAATGCATGATGCTTTATTCCAAGCGCGCACGCCGCTCAGGCTTCTAAGAGGGTTTACCATGTTCAAACGTTTGTGGCGCTGGTTCATCGGCTCGACTGCCGACCCCATCCCGGCTATGGAACCCGAGGGCGACCAGCCGCGGCGCTCGGGTATGTTCTCGACCGACCTTTCAGGATCGGCGCGCGCTGAGGAACGCAAGACCCTTGGTGAATTCATGGGCAGCTTGTTTAGCGTGGCGCCGCGAGCGTCTGTGGGCGATGTCGTGGGCCTGGACAATCTCGACTCTGCTGAGGGCGCTAACGGGTTCATCAAGACCGGGTATGGCGTGGGCACCGATGCAGGTCCGCCGGCTGCGATTGTTGACTGGTTTCTGAGCCAAACGTTTATCGGTCACCAGTTGGCAGGGCTGCTGGCTCAACACTGGCTGATCGACAAGGGCTGCTTGATTCCTGCGCGTGATGCTGTTCGCCACGGTTTCGACATCCATGCCCCTGACGGCGGTGACCTTGACGCACCTGAAGTGCTCAACATGATCAAGCGCCTGGACAAGCGTTTCAAGCTGCACAAGAACATGGTTGAGTGGGTGTACAAGGGAAAGATTTTCGGCATTCGTATTGCCTTCTTCCAGATCGAAAGCACTGACCCTTTGTTCTATGAGTTGCCGTTCAATATCGACAGCATCACGCCTGGCAGCTACAAGGGCATTGTGCAGGTCGACCCGTACTGGTGCATCCCTGAGCTGGACATTGCTGGTAGCACTCGCCCCGACTCTATGCACTTTTATGAGCCGAAATACTGGGTGATCAACGGTAAGCGCTATCACCGCTCGCACCTGATCATTTATCGCGAGGGTGATGTTATCGACATCCTCAAACCGTCCTACCTGTACGGTGGCATCCCGGTTCCGCAGAAAGTTATGGAACGTGTTTACGCTGCCGAGCGCACCGCCAACGAGGCACCGCAACTCGCCTTAACCAAGCGCACGATCGTGCTGCAAACCGAACTTGAGGAAGGTATCGCGCTCGGGCCTAAATACGGTGCGCGGCTTGCTGAGGTGTCTGAGCTTCAGAACAACTATGCGGTCACCATCGGCGATACCAACGACAAGTACCAGCAGTTTGATACGACCCTGGCAGACCTTGACGTTGTGATCATGTCGCAATTCCAGTTGGTTGCGGCAACGCTCAACGTCCCAGGCACCAAGCTGCTAATGACAGCCCCCAAGGGCTTCAACGCAACCGGTGAGTACGATGAGGCGACATACCACGAAGAGCTTGAATCGATTCAGAGCTTTATCACCGACCTGGTTGAGCGTCACCACCAACTCTTGATGTTTAGCGCGGTACTGCCAGCCATGCGTAAGCGTGACGTCGAATGGCAGCCGCTGGACACCGTAATCAGTTGGGCACCGCTCGACAGCCCAACAGCCAAAGAGTACGCCGAAATCAACCTCATCAAAGCGCAGACAGGTCAGCAGCTCGTTACGTCCGGGGCCATTGACGGCTATGACGAACGCGACCGCGTGAGGGCTGACAAGGATAGCGGGTATACCGGAATCGCTGAGGCGCTACGCCCCGATGAGAACCTTGACGGCGAGCCTGATGCAGCCAAGGTCGGGCAACCCCCAGCACCTGCACAGCCAGGCTTTGACGCTTTGGAGAATGAGCCGCAGTTGATCACCAACCAGTTGCGGCTGGACCCTGAGATTGTTGAGGCCAAGCGCGCCACCAAGGACTATCAGGTTCAAGTGTCACCAGTGATCATGGACGTTGTAACCGGCAAGCAATACCGCGTGGTGATCGATGGACATCATTCCCTTGAGGCTGCGCGCCTGGACGGTGTACCACCTGAGCTGATTGAGGGTGGGTATGGCGAATCGGATTACTTCGACGCTGATAGCGGCTCACCGTTGTGAAAAAGAAAGTGCGCTTGGTGCGCAAGGTCGACCCGCTCGGCACTGAGTCGAAGCGGGCATTGACCCTCAAGCCCTCGGTGAGCGTGGGGGCTGCATACGTGCGTGAGCTTGAAGCGCTCACCGCTGAAATGCACAAGGAAGTGGAGAAGGCAGTTTTAGCAGAGTATCGAAATACTGCTGCGGCAGATGCTGCGGGCGACTTCTGGTCACGGCTCGCCGAACGCCTGGCGTCCAAGTTCGCAGCTAAAGCAACGCCGCTGGCCACGGGGTTTCTCACTCGGGTGAACGCCAACGCAACCAGCAACCTTGAGCGGTCCCTGAAATCAACGAGCGCCGACCTTACGCTCAACATGAAAAACACCCCGGCGGTTACCAAGGCTATCAAGTCGCGTATTAGTGACAACGTTGACCTGATAACCCGCATCCCAGCTGAGTATCTGGATAAGGTAAAGAAGTCCGTCAACGACTCGCTCAAGAAGGGTAACGGCCTGGCGGACTTGGTGCCGGCCATGGAAGAGCGCTACGGGGAAGCCAAGCGGCACGCCAGGTTGGTTGCTCTTGACCAGACGCGCAAGGCTTACACCGCGATCAACACCGCCAAGATGAAAGCCAACGGGATTACCAAATTCGAATGGGTGCACAGTGGTGGGAGCCAAGAACCTCGCCCGTATCATCTGCACTCGCCGGCCAACGGTGGATTGAACGGCGGGATATTCGATATCAATGACCCACCCATCATTGACCAGAAAACCGGCGAGCGCGGATTGCCTGGTGACGATTACAACTGCCGCTGTACAATGCGACCAATAGTTACGTTTGACGATGAGGACGACGAATAATGCCAACCACGCAACGAGTCGAGGACTTCAACGGCTGGTTTGAAGTTGCGCGCAACCCTATCAGCAAGGTTGGTGTGTTCCCTTACCTGGGCTCAAGTCTTGGTGAGGACATCATCAAGGAACAGAACATTGACCCTGAGAAGGTCTACATGGTCCTGCGTCCTGCTGAGGAACTGGCGAAACCCGAGTTCCTGTTTAGCTGCTCGCTGCTGCCCTGGATCAATGACCACACCATGCTTGGCAGCGATGAGTCAGGCTACATGCGCCCTGAGGAAAAGGGGATTGGTGGCGTCACAGGTGAGCAAGTTGTGTTTGATGAAACGGACAACACTGTTTACTCAAACATCAAGTTGTTCTCTGAAGCTCACAAGAACGAAGTTGACCAAGGTAAGCGCGAATTATCGTTGGGCTACCGGTGCGCCTATGTTTGGAAACCCGGTGAGTACAACGGTGAGAAATATGATTTAATACAAGTGAATCTGCGTGGCAACCATTTGGCCTCAGTTGATGAGGGGCGCATGGGGTCAAGCGTTGCAGTTCTCGACCACAACGACATTAAAGGTGCATCCGCAATGGACGAAATCCAAAAACTCTTGGCCGCTTTGGCTGAGGCAATCGCAAAGCTTGTACCCGCCAAAGACCCGGCTGATGTTGTGGTTGAGGACGAAGATGACGCAGCTAAAGCGGCAGCCGCTGCTGATGCCGACGTTCCAGCCAAGGACGAAGATGACGCAGCTAAAGCGGCAGCCGCTGCTGATGCCGACGTTCCAGCCAAGGACGAAGATGACGCAGCTAAAGCGGCAGCCGCTGCTGATGCCGACGTTCCAGCCAAGGACGAAGCCCCAGTGACCGCCGAAGCTATGGACGCTGCGGTGAACTCGCGGGTTATGGCGCAGTTCCAGGCCATCCAGCGCGGCCAGGCTCTGGCAGCCAAGCTCAAGCCGCACGTTGGCGTCTTCGACCACTCGGGTAAAACCGAAGCCGAGATTGCCACCTATGGCATCAAGAAGCTTGGTCTTGCCGTCGATAAGGGTTTGGAGATTCCAACCCTCAAGGGCTACTTGGCCGGCAAGGGCGACCCGAGCAAAGACAGCACCGTGCGCAATAGCACCGTTGCTGCACAGGACGCAGCAGACGGCAAGCCGTCGCTGATGGATAAAAAACTGGCCGAACGGAGCAAAGCATAATGTTTCAGCAAACCGTAAATTCGAACATTGGTGCGGGCATTCCCGGTGAGCTGGCATTTGACGGCCCGCTGCGTGCGACCCCTGGCACCATCGACCCAGCCGCCACCGCAGCCAACTGCGTGCTTGGCCGCTACTTCACCAAGAACCGCGACACCGGTCTGTACGGCCCTGGCGGCGACACCGTTGGTAACGTCGATCTGCAATTTGGTGGTATCGCCGGTACTCCAAAAGAGCTGATCAACTACGGCACCGCAGCCGGTGGCCCGCTGGCCCCAAGCCTGCTGGTCAAGCCTGGTAGCTTGGCTACGTTCTTCGAAATGGGCATGGTATGGGTGAGCGTTGCCGCACCTGCTCAGATCAGTGACAAAGTGATTTACACCATTGCGACCGGTGTTATCGCAACTGTACCTGCTGAAACCGCAGTGCCGGCTCTTAGCCTGGCGGTGCCAAACGCCGTGGTGTACCGCATCGGCACCGACCTTGCTGGTGGTGACACCATCTGCATCAAGCTGACTAACTAAGGGACGCCGCGAACATGGCACACTTGCAACCGAGCCGCACCCGCTCCACCACTCACGCCCGCAACGTTGGGGTCATGAATATCACTGCTGATGAAATCAAGCAGCATGGCATTCGTGGTCTTGGCCTGGACGCCATCGGCGTGGGTATCACCGAGAACGACATTCGTCGTATGGCCGTCGCGATGGACGCCGCGATGATCACCACGCCAAGCGCGGCAACCCTGCTGCAATTCACTCAAGCTTGGTTGCCTGGCACCATTCGCATTCTGACAGCGGCTCGCAAGATCGATGACCTGTTGGGTGAACGCGTTGTTGGTTCCTGGGAAATGGGCAGCGTTGTTCAAAAAACCATGGAATCTGTCGGTGCTGCTCAGCCGTACAGCGACCACGGCAACGTTCCGTTTTCCAGCTACAACCCGACATTCGAAGAGCGCGACATTGTGCGCTTCGAACAGGGTTTTCAAATCGGCGCACTGGAAGACGCTCGCGCTGCACTGATGCGTGACAACGCCGCCGCTGAGAAGCGTGACGCTGCAATGATGTCGTTGGAAATCTCGCGTAACCGTCTGGGCTTCTTCGGCTACAACAGCGGCAGCAACCGCACCTATGGTTTGCTCAACGACCCTGGTCTGTTGGCTTACGCAACCGTGCCTGCTGGTGCTGGTGGTTCGACCAAGTGGATGGATAAAACTTTCCTTGAAATCGTCCGCGACCTGCGCACCGCGTTTGCTGCTCTGCGCACCCGCTCGGGCGGTAACATCGATCCGAAGAAAGCGGCAATCACCCTGGCCACTGGTACCAGCGTTATTGAGTTCTTGAGCATCCCCAACGACCTGGGGACCACCACGGTTGGTGAATGGCTGAAAGAGAACTACCCGAATGTGCGGACCGAAGACGCGCCGGAATTCGACGCGGCCAACGGTGGCGCGAACGTTGCCTACATCTACGTTGAGAAGGTGGAAGCAACCGGTGATGACGCCGGCCAGGTGATTCAACAGCTTATCGCGTCCAAGGTTCACCCATTGGGCATTGAGAAGCGCGTGAAGACCACTGTTGAGGACTACACCAACGCACTTGCGGGCGTGATGGTTACTCGCCCATTCGCCGTGTATCGCATCACCGGCGTTTAACAAACCGTCAAGGGCGTGCTATGTTGGGCGCCCTTATCCAAACAACAGAAGGGCTTTGACATGCCATTGATTTTCTCGACCATGACCGGTGGTGTTACTTACACCGACTGGAAACTTTCCCCCGGCGGCTTGAGTGTTGCAGGTATGAGCGTCACCATCAAAGGTGGCGCCAACGTTGCTGACCGCCGGACGATCATCACGCCGCGCGGTATCGGTACTCAAGTCACCGATGAGGAACTTGAGTTTCTGAAGAAAGACCCAACTTTCTTGATGCATGAAAAGAACGGGTTTATCACCATCGACAGCGTGAGCGACATCCGCGACGCTGACCTTGCTGCATCCGACATGGAAGGTCGCGACGACTCGGCGCCGGACGTTGAGCAGGACTTTACCGAGAACGGTGAGAAACCACCCACCGTGGTCAACACTGTGCAGATTGATACCCCGCCACCAACTGGCAGCCGTCGCGCTCGCAAATAAGGTGAACCATCATGGCCGAGCATACGTTTAACTCGGTCGCCTTTCGTGCTCAGTTCCCAGCTTTCACGAGCACAACCAAATACCCCGATGGGCAACTATCGGGGTATTTTACTATGGCGACTGCATACATTTTCCCAAGCGATTGGGGCGGCATGAGTGGCGCGCAACTGCAACTCGCGCTCGACTTGATGACTGCGCACCTGGCTTGGTCCAATCAGCTCATCCTTGCGGGCAACACCAGCGCCGCACCGGTATCAAGCGCAAGCATCGACAAGGTGTCGGTGAGCCTGGTTGCACCTGAGAGCAAAAGTGCCTGGGCCTTCTGGCTCAACAGCACACCATACGGCAAACAACTGTTGGCCCTGCTGCGCATCCTGTCGCAGGGTGGCGGTATCGTCGGTGGCGCGCCTGAGGGTGCCGCGTTCCGTGGTGCATTTGGTGTTGTGCGCGGTCGGATGCGTTTACGGTGATTACCAAGAAGGGTGCCGGGGTTGGTCGGGATGTCCTGGCCAAGCGGCTTGCTGACCTGCAAAGCAAACAGGCTGCCGTTGGTTGGTTCTCAAGTGCCAAGTACCCTGACAGCAGCGTGCCGGTGGCCTACGTGGCAACCATCGCTGAGTTCGGCAACCCTGAGAACAACCAACCCCCGCGGTCCTTTGTGCGTGCAACGCAGACTGAGAAGCAAAAGGGTTGGTCTGTGCTGCTGGCCAAGGGTTCGCGCTCGGTGATGGACGGCAAGCACACCGCAAGCAACATGTATGAGCTGATGGGGTTGCAAGTGGCCGGCGACATCCGCAAGACTTTGGCCACTGCAGCGTTTGCGCCGCTCGCTGATGCAACGATCGCAGCGCGGGCCAGGGTTCGCGGGGTTAGCATTGAGGAAGTGAACAAAGACCCGCTGCACTTCAGCGGCTACATGCAGACCAGTTTGACAAACCAAGTCACCGAGAAGGACGCAACGTTATGATAGTGCCAGGAAGCAACCTATTGGGTATTGCACTCACTGTTATCGCACCTCAGCAAATCGTGCTGTATCGCTTCCTGAGCCGCACGCAGAATGCAATAGGTGAGTGGGTGTCCACGTATGCTGCGGGCATCCCTGTTGAGGGCTCATGGCAGCCCGTGGACCAGAACAAATATGAGTCGTTGGGGCTCGACCTGAGTAAGAAATATTACATGTTCTATACCAGCGAGGTTATCGAATCTATTGCTCGCGGGGTATCCCCTGACCTGGCTGAGCGCAACGGGCGCAAGTACAGCACGGTAGCGGATACCCCATGGAACGACGTAGACGGCTGGCAATCGGCAATGTTCGTTGACATTGGAGTGGCTGATTAATGACAAACAACGAAATTGCGGCGTTCTTCAGGGCGCAGATGCTGGCGATGCTGGCCGAGCAAGATCACCCTGAGGTTGACGTGACTTCAAGCTTTCAGCCGAACAACCAAGGGCGGCTAGATGGCCCGGTGTTGTACTTCGTTGAGATTGGCGACGTGCCGCACGGCGCGCAACGCAACAGTCAACAGACCGATATTGGCACCGGGCAAACAACCGTCACGTCCGCACAGCGTATGCGCATCAGTTATCAGGTGCAGGGCTTCGCGCCTGCTGACGTCACCGACCTGACAGTGCTGCGTGCGGCTGACGTCGTGAAGCTCGCGCTTATGCTGATGGCCTCGCCGCCGTTCATTGCCGCACTCAAAGCAAACGGCATGGGCATTGAAAAGATCCCGTCAACAAAGCCTAACTTTGTCGTCAATGACCGCGCTCAATTTGAGGCTGGTCCGACGTTTGAATTTACTATCAGCTACCAACGTTCCATAATCCAAAAGTCTGCGATAATTCAAACCGCAGAATTCGCAACTCACCGAGTATAAAGGGGCCACCATGTCCATTAGCATTAACCGTTACGTCGATATCACGTCGGGGGTTGTCGGCGCACAGTTGACGGGTGCGCGCTCGCTCTGCGCACTGCGTTTCACAACTGACCCGAAAGTTCCAGCCGGCAGCGTGGTCACCTTCACTGATGAGATTGCGAAGGACGCGGCAGCGCTGTTCGGTAGCAGCTCGCCTGACGCTGAGTACGCGGCACAGTACGCGGCCTACATTTCCCCGCCACCTGCGAGCAAAGCCGACACTTTGCGTTTTGCTGCATACGTGAATGCCGATCGTGAGCCGCGCATTTTCGGCGCTAAGATCGCACCCGTTCTTGCCAGTTTTACCGCAGTCACGGCGGGCACTTTGCCGCTGACGCTGGGTGAAGTTTCAGTATCCTTGAGTGGTTTGAATTTCTCGACAGCGCTGACCCTGGCCGATGTTGCAAGTATCTTGCAGGTTGCTGTTCGTGCAGCAGACCTTGCACCTGTTTGGGCGACTGCAACTGTCAGCTATGATGCGGTGTCGACGTCTTTTAATCTGGTTGGTGGTAGTGCCGGGGTTGCGCCGGTAGCACTCGGTGTAGCCATTGCGGGTGATGTCGGTACGCTCTTCGGCTGGCGCGCAGCTCTCACCATCATGTCGCCAGGTGCAGCCGCTCAAGAGCCTGTAGAGGCTTTGCAGGTCGCTGAGCAAGTGACCGATTCGTTCGGCACATTCTCTTATGCACCAGCCGGGGCGATCACCCTGGACGAAGCCGAAGCCGTGGCGGTCTACAACGCTGGGTTGAACGTCAAGTATCAGTTCTACTATGTCGTCAGCCTGGCAACCGCTGCTGAAGCCTACACGCGCCTTGCGGCCTATGCCTCTACCGGCCTTATCCTCAACCGCTTGACCGACCAGTATAAGGAATCGTTGCCGGCTGCTGTTGGTGCTGCGATTGATTACGACCGCACCAACGCCGTCGTCAACGTGATGTATCGCCAAGGTCCATTCCCGAACGATGCTGACGACAACAATGATGTGTTCGACAACACCACCGCCAACGGCTTGGATGCCAACCGGGTGAACTACTACGGCACCACGTCGAACGCTGGTCAAAAGCTGTCGTTCTTCCAGCGCGGTTATCTGCTGGGTGGGGCAACAGCACCACTTGACATGAACGTGCACTTCAACGAGCAGTGGCTCAAGTCCGCGTTGCAATCCGATTTCATCAGCGGGCAAATTGCACTGGCTCAAATCGGCGCGAACGACCAAGGGCGCGGTATCATTTTCGGCCTGCTGCAAGGTCGTATTGAGCAATCGAAGCGCAACGGCGTTATCAGCATCGGCAAGACGTTGACCACGTTGCAGCAGATCGCAGTCACTCAGCTTACCGGTGACGTTGACGCCTGGCGCGACGTGCAGTCGAACGGCTATTGGGCTGACGTTGTGATTGTGCCGTACATTGGCCCGAGCGAAACCACGGAGTACAAAGCCGTGTACACTCTCGTCTATTCGAAAAATGATGTCGTGCGTAAAATTGAAGGCTCGCACAACCTCGTATAACTTGGAGCGTTAATTATGCCGCAAGACATTAGCTCGACGGGCATTAGCTACCGCGTTGTTGGTAGCTCGACCTACCCCAACGGCGTGACCATCACCGAGGTTGCTGACGGTACTGACCCGCTAGACATCCCAGAGGTCCAGATCGCTGACAGCGCGATGACCGCCAACGGCACCCTTGTGCACTGGTCGGCACCAAAGCCCATCCCAATCAAGGTGGCCGTGGTGCCTGGTAGCGAGGATGACATTGCACTGCAATACCTCTTCGACGCCAACCGTGCCGCCAAGGGCAAGCGCGTTGCTCGGGACAAGATCACGTTCGTTGGCAACTACCCTGACGGCGGCACTGTGACGCTTTCCGGCGGTCACTGCGGCACGTACATGCCGGGACGTTCGGCGACGTCAGCGGGTCGTTACAAGGACAGCGTTTACGGCTTCACATTCGAAAACATCGCGACAACGAAAGGCACGGGGATTTAAGACAATGGCTGACCTCATCAAACCGAAAGACGTACAAATCAAGGACTGCGACGGGAATGAAAAAACTTTCATTATCTCGCGGCTTCCCGCCATTCCAATGCGGGAAGTGATGGCGAAGTATCCAGTGAGCAACATCCCAAAGCTTGGCGAATACCAAGCATCAAAGGATGTGATGAAACTGCTACTTAGCTATGTCGCCGTTCGGATTGATGAGGGGCAGCGTGAGGTGGCGCTGACCAACGAAGCGTTGATCAATAACCACATTGTGGACGGCGAACAACTGTTGCGTGTTGAGTACGCAATGCTGCAGTACAACACCAGTTTTTTCGGTCAAGGCGATCTCTCGACTTTCTTGCACGGGTTGATTGCCAAGCACCTACCGTTGCTTATCCAAACAGTGACGGATTCGTTAGCTGCATCCTCACCGGTCACCAGGGATCTGTCACGTTCACCGAACTCAAAACCTCAATAGATATGGAAGAGGCTTTTGACCTGTGGGAAATGGTGCAGGTCAACCGCTTCAACGAATACATGGCCATTGAACACAGCAAACAAGGCGGTAAGTGATGGGCGGTATTCTCGACACCTGGGTCACGATATTCCAGTCAGACACCAAGTCTGTTGACGACGGTAACAAGAAGGCCGCGCTATCGTCTGACGCCCTAATTGCCAAGCTGAAGAATACCGACGCGGCAGCCGAGAAGACCGGCAAGACCATGAGCGACACGATAGCCAAGGCTGCCGGGGCACTCGCTGGGTTTCTTGTCGCCAAGGCGTCCATCGGCGGGGTGTTCGAATCAGCCAACATGATCGTTGCACTCAAGCAGACCTCAGACGCCCTCGGTGAGACGATTGAGAACGTTGACGCCTTCGGTAAAGCAGCGCAAGCAGCCGGTGGGGATGCTCAAGGTGCGCGCGATTCGCTGACCGACCTGGCCGAGAAAATGGGTGAGGCGATGACGGACGCCGAGTCCGGCGCGGCAAAGGCCTTCAAGACGCTTGGGCTTGGGCTCAAGGACACCGACGGAAACGCCAAGGGCGCAGTGCAAGGGATGCTTGAACTGGCCGGCGCGGTCGAGAAGCTGCCAAAGAACGAGGCTGTTTTTAAAATCAAGGAACTTGGCATTACCGACAACCGCACAGTTGAGCTGTTGTTGAAAGGGCGCAAAGAACTTGAGCGGCTACTTGAGAAGCAGAAAGAACAAGGCGTGGTCACCAAGGAAAACGCTGAGCAGGCCATAAAATTCAAATCAGCGTGGAACGAACTGACGGCAGGCTTTGAACGCGCTGGGCTCGGTATCAGCACAAAACTCATGCCCTACTTCACAAAGGCCATAGACGCGCTGTCAGCCGGTTTCAACTGGCTGGAAGAGCATAAGGATTTGGTGGCGGGGTTCTTCATTGCGATCGGGGCTGTTGTTGCGGTGTTCTATGTGCCGCCGATGCTGGCTGCTGCTGCTGCGACCTTGGCTGCTACCTGGCCCATCCTTGCTATTGGTGCAGCCATTGCCGTTGCGGCTGCGGCGTTCGCGCTGATCTATGACGACATCATGAACTTCATTGATGGTAATGATTCGTTCATAGGTCAGATGGCCGAAAAGTACCCGATGGTGCAGACGCTTATTGAGGGTGTTGCTGCTGCGTTCAAGTTCCTCGGGCAGATGGGTGCAGACGTTTGGCGAGCGCTAACGGTCGGCTTTCAGCAAATGATGGATTTCATTCTGGCGGGTATCAAGCAGATTGCGTCAGGGGTGTCCACTGTTGCATCCTTCTTCGGCATTGGGTCGGATGAGGATGCACAGGTAGGCCCGAAGGAAGGGCGGCAACGTGGTAGTGGTAGTGGCCAGGACGCGAGCGACATTCCAGGCAATGACACCGTTGTCATGGGGCAGCAGCAGTTGGCTAAGGCCGCAGCAAGCCCGCTCAACTCGACCAGCAGCGCTGCGATCAGCAATGCCAACAGCAGTAAGGTTGAGAACAACCTGAGCGTGGGTGAAATCAACGTGAACGCGCCGCAAGCTACAGACGCGCAAGGCATCGCTAAAGCATCTACCGGCGAGCTTGATAAGCAGCTCAAGTCGATGCAGGAAAGTTCGGCCAATGGGAGAGCGCGTTAATGGCGTCCACTGATACCCGCATCAACTCGCTGAGCCAAGATGCAATTGCCATCCTCAAGGCCGATACGCTCACGCAGTTGTTCCCGCTGGCTTCGCCAATGCAGGTGACTGTGCGCGAGCTGTCAAAGGTCCTCGGGTTTACGACCGAGGACGGCAGTGAGCTGTCAGATCACATAGTTTATCTGCCGACTGAAATTGAAATACCGTTCTTGCTCACCGAGGACACCCGCAACATTTACGCGGCGTTCAAGCAGGCGTGGAAAACGCAAGAACTGTTGACCGTGCAGACCCGCGTTGATACCTATTCGTCATTGCTCATATATGAAATGCCGCACGACGAAAACGCCGAGCAGGGTGCAAGCGTTGTCATTCAGGTAAAAATGCGGGTGTATGAAACAGCCAAACCTGAATACGGTGCGCTACCGCCGCGCAAGGTTGCTAATAAGTCACAGGCCAGTACCGTCAAAAAAGGCCAAGTGCAGACCACCGAAAGTACAGCGCCAACTAAACGTAAAACGTCGGTGCTCGCGGGGATATACAACGGATGAGAACTATTTCGCTTGACGCAATCCCGAACCAAGAGCTATCGGTGACGCTGGATAACAACCGGTGGGACATCACGCTCAAGGAGTGTAACGGGGTGATGTGCTGCACCTTGGCTCTGAATGACGTGACGCTTTTGTCAGGGCAGCGCATTGTTGCAGGCTCGCCGCTGATCCCATACCGGTACATGCAGGGTTCTGGCAACTTCTGGCTGCTCACCGAGAATGATGAGCTGCCGTATTACGATCGGTTTGGCGTCGATCAGCAATTAGTTTATGTGAGCCCTGGAGAGGTTCTGTGATGGGCGGGGTGGATCTGCGGTTAGCCCGCGTTGGCATTGAAATACAGGGTCGTATTAATTGGTACAACAGCAGCCAGGGTTTCAAGGTGAAGGCGACCGGCACGAAGTACGCCAACCCCGAGCAGAATGAGTGCACCGTGACCATTACCAACCTGTCACGCGCAACCCGCGATTTTCTGGTGACCGAGGCGAGTCCATTTAACAGCAACCCGACACCAAAGCGGCTGATTCTTGAGGTTGGCCGGGTATCCACGGGGTTGACTCGCATATTCATTGGTGACATCACGTCAGCCGAGCCGAGCGTTCCGCCGGATATTGAGCTTGAGATTGTTGCCAAGACCGCCAACGCCAGCAAAGGTAAACTTGCGGCCAAGTCCGCCGGGGCGCAAAGCAAGCTCAGCGCCATTGCCAAATCCATTGCAGATGACATCGGCGTGAGCTTGGACTTCCAGGCGCAGGACAAGAACATTGGTAACTACTCGCACAGCGGACCCGAGCTAAAACAGGTTGAGCTGTTGCAGCAGGCCGGCGGCGTGAGCGCGTATATTGATGACGGCAAGCTGGTTGTGAAGGATGCCAAAATGCCGCTTACTGGTCGCATTCGAATTCTGAATAAAAACACCGGGATGGTGGGCGTACCGAAGCCGACAGAGAAGGGATTGAAAGTCACCTTCCTGATTGACGCAGATACGGTACTCGGTGGTGCGCTACGGCTACAATCCCAAATCAACCCCGCTGCCAACGGTGACTATGTGATAACGCAACTTTCGTTTGACGTTGCGACGCATGACTCCCCGTTCTGGTACACCGCATTGGCGACCCGCGTATGAGTGACTTGCAGAAGCCCAACACACAACAGGCTAACACCGGCAACATGGGCGGCATCACCAATGAGTTCTTGGCCAACTGGCTGCGTAATGAGGTTGACGGCATGGTGCCCGCCCGCGTGGTCAGCTATGACGACGCCACCAACCGCGCAACGCTGCACCCAATTGTAATGATGGGTGGCACCGACGGTAGCAAGACGCCTCGTGCCGACGTCTACAACATCCCGGTGTACCGCTTCGGGGGCGGCGGCATGTTTATGCGCTTTCCGCTAAAGGCCGGTGACCTGGGATGGTTGGCTGCCAACGACAACGATATCAGTCTGATCATGCAGGGTGGTGGTGTCGAGGACTGGCCGAACACCGAGCGTCAATGCAAGTTCAGTGACGCTGTATTCTTTCCTGACACTCTCAAGTCTTGGATCATCGACGGGGCCAACATTGAGAACGCAGTTTGGCAGACCTTGGACGGTCAAACCTGCATCGCGCTTGGCGTTAACGGCGTTAAGATTTCACGGGGCACCGTCACGTGGAACATGACCCCGGCAGGCATCGCCATGACGGGGCCACCTGGGGGTCTTACCTACAACGGCAAGAACGTCGGCGACACCCACACGCACGGCGGTGTGACGACCGGCAGCGGCACAACAGGGGTTCCAATTTAATGCGCACTTTTCAGGTTGATGAGAACAACAATTTTGTGTTCGGGGATGACGGGCAGATTCCCATTATTGGCGGTGTCGAGGCGATCACCCAAACCGCCAAGCAATATGTGCAAGCTCGCCGGGATGAAATGATTTACAAGCTTGATGAGGGTATACCCTATGCATTGATCGCTTGGGCGGCTGATCCCAACGAGGCAGCGTTTGAGGTGTCGCAGCGTGCGCGCCTGTTGCAAGTTGAGGGTGTCACCGCGGTCACTGCTTTTGAAATCACAAGGGTTGGTGACGTTTTAAAGTACACTGCGACCTTGGACACCACCGAAGGGGAGTTGGTCGTAAATGTCTAACTATGAATACGTTGTTGCAAGCGGTCTGCTAGTGCCTGATACCGCCGACTTGCTTGAAGAGGTCAAAGAGGAATGGCGCGAGACGTACGGCGCAGATGTAATCCTTGAACCTGAAACCTCGCAGGGTGCGATTGTTGTACAGGACACCGAGGTACGTGACGCATCGGTGCGCAATAACGTAGCCGTGGCCAACCAGATCAACCCTGATTATGCGGGCGGGCCATTCCTTGACGCCATATGGGCGCTCACCGATGGCGACCGGCGACCGGCGACCCGCAGCACTATAGCGGGGGTTGTTCTCGGTGGGCAGAACGGCACACTGGTTCCCATCAACTCTGTTGCGGTCGTAACGACGTCAGGTGCACGATTCCTCACGGCGTCTGCGGTGATCATTGGTGAGGTGACGCCAGGGTTGGCCACGGTTGATATGGTCGCTGAGGACTTCGGACCTATCGGTGTTGCTATCGGTGGGCTGAATGCTGTTGCATCTGGCGTGCTCGGCTGGGAAACAGTGACGAACCCCACAGCGGCCATACCCGGCGCGCTTGCTGAGTCTGACATTGCGTCTCGCCGTCGCCGTCGCTTGACCCTGGCGTTGCAGTCGGTCGCCATGCCCGAGGCGATTATCTCGGCTTTGATGGACATTGACGAAGTTGAGTCGCTGACGTTCCGCGAGAATTACACCGACGTTGACGCAACCATTGATGGGATCTTTCTCAAGAAGCACAGCATTTGGGTATGTGTGCGCGGAGGTACTGACGCACAGATTGGTAACGCGCTGCTTGAAGCGAAAAGTATGGGTTGCGGGTACAACGGCGCGGTCACGGTTAACGTTGTTGAGGCAGCGAGCGGCCAGACCTATGTCATTAACTTTGACCGCCCAACCTTGGTGACGCTGTTCGTTCGCGTAACCGCCAAGTTCAACAACACTGACGGCGCAACCATCATCCCCAACGCAACCATGGCCTATGCAACCGGCGAGCTTGAAGGTGATGCAGGACTTGTTGTCGGCGCGTCGGTGAGCCCATGGGAGATTGCAGGGGCCATCAATCAGGTCGAACCTCGGATCAAAGTCACCAAAGTTGAGCTTTCAACTGACGGCATCACGTGGAACAGCAACGTCCTGGCCATCGCGCTTGACCATCAGGCAGACCTCACCATTGCGCGGGTTCTAGTGGTGGCTGCATGAGCCGCATTCAAGCGCTTGATACGAGCGTTGACGTTCTCAAGTCGCTGCTGTGGGAGCACGACGGCGCCGATAAGCTGGTGCAGCTAACGCGCCTCAAGCAAGAGTGGTACGAAAAGAACCAAAGTGAATTTTGGACCGACTGGATACGGGACGTTTTCAATATCCGCACCGCCAACCAATTTGGTCTTGCTGTGTGGGGGCGCATTCTTGATGTGCCGATGCAGGTCACGTCAGCGCCCGACGTCGGCAAGTTCGCTTTCGGGTTCGGCAGCAACAACGCCAACTTTGAAAATGGGAACTTTGGGAACAAGAACAGCAACACGATTGGGCTGACTGTCGACCAACAAAGGCTGATCATTCGCCTACGGTACTTCAAGCTCACCGCACGCGGCACGGTCCCTGAAACAAACCGCTTCCTGAAAAAGATATTCACTGACGTTGGCCAGGGTCGGGTATTTGTAGCGGACCCCTACGACATGAGTTTTGTGACATACTTTTTTGAACAGGCGCCCGATAGCAGCACGCAGTTTATTTTGGATCACTACGACCTGCTACCGCGACCAGCAGGCGTGGGCATCAAGTATCAAGTTCAGCCGCGCCCATCGTTCGGGTTTGGCCCGAATCACTTAAACTTTGAAAATGGAAACTTTGGTGCATAACTATGGCTAAGCGTTTCGTTGTTCCGTTCGCCTCAACCGGCGACAAGACTGTCACCCCTGACGCTACTGACCCAGCAGGCGCAATCAGTTATTCGCAAGGCTGGGGCTCACAGTACCAACTGCCCGACACTGACCCTTCGTATCGCCCTGTTGGGCGTCAAGAAATGAACGGGGTGCTGTTTGACGTTACTGGTGCAATCGCTGAATTGCAAACTCTTGGCTTCCCAATTTGGGTTCCTGTAGCGGGTTTAGTATCACCCTATGAAATAAATGCATACGTAAGGCACAACAACGTTGTGTACCGAAACACTATCGCCAACAACAGCGCGGCACCCGATGCGGTTGGTAGCCTTTGGGCTGATGTTTCCACGCCTGTTGTACCAACCCCAACCGCATCGGGTAGTATCGGCCTCGCACGCAACCTTAAAACGGCTATAGCTGCAGCTTCATCGTCAGCAACGTACACCGCTGACGAATTAGTAGTTAAAACCTCGCTTGGCGCTGCTGCCTATTCGCTTGCTGCGTTTAGCAAAAGCATAAACCTTGCAAGCGTTGGTGTTGGTGGGATGGATGCGGGCGCAGCGCCTGTTAATGGTTACGTTGGTGTGTACGCAATTTTTAACCCCTCGTTGCCACTGAGTGGCACTAACCCTGCGCTGTTGGCTGTTAACGCAACAGCACTGGCCTCGGCTGAGGTGTATTCAGGGCCAAGCATGCCGGCAGGGTACACGGCCAGTGCGTTGATTAGTGTGTTGGCTACAAATGGCAGCGGGCAGTTTAAAGCAGGCCAGTACCAGATTGACCGCAAAGTAACACTTGACCCAATAAACGTATTGACGTCGGTTCTAAATACGCCCTCGTTTACATTGTTGTCCATTGCTTCAGCAGTTCCCCTCAACGCAAAGTTTGCAAGCTTGAGCATGCAAGCCGCGTCAACCGCAGCGGGGGCTGCCGTGTTTCAATTAGCGTCAACAAGCACAGGCGTGGGTGCCCGTCAAGTCTCAGGTGCCAACGTACTGCAAGTTGGGGCACCTGCGCCTGACGTTGCGCTGCTAACTCCGCAAACGGTATGGCGTGTAAACCAAGTCAGCACGGGTACAACATCCTTTCAGTCATTCGTGATTGACTATAGTTTTTAAAGGGGTAGCTATATGCAATATGTGCAGTTTACTGACGTAACAGAAGCGGTTATTGGTGCTGTATTCGGCTCCCCGCAAGACCCTAGCATAGGATTTATAGGGATTGTGGAAGACGACGACCCCCGCTATCTGCTATTCATGAATCCGCCACCAGATTACCTGGCGATAAATAGCACCATTCTACAACAGCTCACCCAGCTCGCAGCAGCCCAAAAGACCGCGCTCACTGCACGTATCAGCACGCTCAATGACGCAATTGAGCTGGAAATGGCCACGCCTGAGGAAGTGGCTGAGCTGCCAATACGTCAAGCTCAATTGCTTGAATGGAAGCGCTACGCCGTGTACCTGGGTCGGGTTACAACTCAAGAGGGCTGGCCACCTGACGTTGTTTGGCCAGTGCAGCCG